GGAACATCGGAAAAAGGAGTGAGCGAAATGGCAAGCACAGTGCACATCAAAATTGAAGAATTTAATAACAAAGGCGAGATGATCGGCCAAGAAGTTCAATATGTTCATATATTGAATGATATTGTTAAGTTTAACATTGCTGATATAAAGAAAAGGTCACCGGAGACTGTACGTATTACAGTAGATATGGCGATATAACCATGGAACTATACGGATGCCGTAGGACTACCCATGGATACCGTGTAGTTAAGTTCGATCAAGATTACAATGTGATTACTATTCGTAATCTATTTGGGAATATAGGCGGGCATATGAATTGTGACTGTCCCCAGGGCAGGAGGACTAATATCTGCAAACATCCGACTATAGTCCTGTTGTTCGAACAAGTCAACAGGGTAGATACAGGTTTCTTCCTAGACTATGACCACAACCGGTGGCATTTGCCACTAACACACAGGAGACTTAAATGGGTAAACCGAAGTTCCTAGCACAACCCACTACAGTAGCCAATTATTGGCGGGTTACTGGACCGATCACCCATCATTTTGATGAGATGGGATTTCATCGTTTAGAATGTATGGGGCATTTGGGAGATTGGGTTTCCTATGCAGACGTTGCTCATTTGAAATTTAAACATGAGGAATTGAAATTAGACATTTGGTTGTGTGCTACTACGCAACATTTCGACTTTGAAATGCCTGAGATATTTGAGTTGTACCCAATACAACCTCAACCCAGAGAGGAAGAATGAGCCCAAATCATCTTCTGTCGGCGTTGGTAGAAGTTCTGATAATTCTAAGTACTTTCCTCCTGCTACTAAGCGTTGTTGCCGATATCAACGCCGGCGGATGGTTTATCGGTTTGCGTTAAGATTAAGTTCCTGCTATGCTGTTTACATGATCGGAAAGCAACCGATCAAATGGCCGAACTTCTACTCAGTGCCCGAGGGACAGTGACCGTAGCGGCCCGGTAGTTCCGATGACGGCAAATCATGATGGCAGACTGGTACCACTGTATTGGTGGTATGAGCTACACCAGCTCGGGATGGTGATGACCTGGACACGTCTCTAAACTGTCCATCCCTCCACTACATCCCCCCTAAAGAGTGAGCAAACTCCCATGACGACCGAGCTAACACCACGCCATATTGTGCGTGTTATGTGCACAAGATGTGGACGTAGCACACGAGACTACGCTCTCGAAGCTTTCAGCAAAATATTGAAACGCTTTGAAGAAGAATGTCCTCCTCCAGAAGGACAGAGAAAAATATTCGCTTACTTCTGTGAACCTTGTGAAGCGCGTGCTTTGAACGAACACCAAGGGTTTCATAGTCTAGAACAGGGGAGGTAATCCATGAAACGACACATCAGGAATATTGCCGACTGGCGTCTGCGCCAGGATGCTGCGGATGTCCCTGCCACGGAGACAATCCGACAGTTGATGGAATTCGAACAGTTCATGGTGAATACTGCGTTGCGCGGGACGCAAGCTGTTCTTGCGTTCATGATGCGACCAACAGAGGCACCCACGGCTAGTCCGCGGGGCAATCCGGCCCATCCTGATGCGGTGGACTATGATCCCACGCATTCATGGGGCAACCGTCTGGGGTATACTCCCAGCTAACACCACACACAAGAAAGGAGCAGCTTGTGGAAATCAATAAGCAACACTTTGAGGAATTGAAGGCGCTGCACGGTGGCCAGGATAATGAAGATCTTAGCCTCAGTGCACAACGCGAACGGTTCCGACGCAAGACCGGACGCGACACACAACTGGATGACGACAGCATCATCGCTGCGTCATGCCATGAGGATGATGGCCCTGACGATGCTCTGCTGGTGTCTGCCATCCAGACCATCGAAAGGGAAGGCTACACGCTGGTTGACCCCGACCAGTTGCACTGACCAGGCGGCCTCGTACAACCGGGCGCGAGGTTAAATAAAGCCCGGTCCAAAACCATGCATGCAGGAGTGTGCGAGATGGCTTCACCGGAGACAGTGCAAACTTTTGCGCCTGAACAATTTGAGCGCGCAAGAGCACTCATTGCTGACGTTCAGGAACGTGCCAAAAAGACGGCAATTTCCGAGATTCAGATCATGAGAGATGCGATCAAGACGGGCTGCGATCAGGCGGACAGCATTCTCGCCATGATGCAGGCTCAGATCGAGGCCAAGTTCGATGCTGGCAAGGAGCCTATTGATACGCTCCTCAGACTGGCCGAGGATACCACGCGTAAGGCCACTCAAATGGCTATTGATTTGAAGTTGATTTCGGAACCTCCGCCCTCGCCTACCCTGGCGCTGGATGACGGAGCGGACCCTCCGCGTACGTTGCGCGATCGTAAGAACGGCAACGGTAGCGGACATCATTTGTAATAGTAGCGTGGAGTAGGGGCGGTTACATTCTCGCGTAGTGTGCCGCCCCATCATCCTTCCAAATTCATTAGGAGTGAGCACAATGCAACTACAAACTACACGTGTAACCAAAGAGGTAGCGGTACTAAGATTCGCTACAGTAGCCAAAGTTTGTTATGACGTAGCCTTTAGGTTGAGGACGAATTTCAAGTTGAAGAGATTAGCTGCAGAGTGGGTTTGCTTTAGGTGTTTGGGGTTTATTGAGATCGGACAGAGAGGAGGTAAAACTGCGGACGAGTTGGCAGCCGCAGTCTATCATGTATGGGACGTGCGTTATAAGCGTGAATACCTGGACATGAGGGGGGAGTGAGCCATGGTCTCGAAAGGTTTCCGTATCCCTGCAATCGTTCATCTTGAAGATCAAGATGGACCAATCATCTCATTCGCTTGTGATGAATGTGGCCTCTGTTTTTGGGACCACGTCAACAATAGTTATACAACAATGGTAATCTGTCAAACTCCAGACAACCTCCTTTGGAATTTGAAACACACGTACTCCCAGGTAGGGGAGGAACACTATGCCCCCTAGATGGATGCAATCTAAGCTCTCCAAGATGCGGAGGGCAAAGAGGACGTATCCTAAGTGGATACGATCCGGAGGTGTGGACCCTACCAAGGCCCAAGCCTACGATATCTTTAACAATCAACAACGTGTGCGTTCCGCACATGGGCGAAGCGGTGAACGTCTCCCGGACATGAACAATACGTTCATGAATGTTGATGCAGCAGTTCAATTAGACAAGCTGCGTCAACAACTGAGGGTGGCTAACGCCAACGGGAACACCAAAGAACACAACGCAATCAACAAGCGTATTAGAGAGTTAGAGAAAATATTCGCACCTCCTCCAAAGGAGATCGTCGATCCAGATGATCCTTGGGACTACTATGTGGACGAAGATGGCAATGAACGCCGCCGTCCCAACAAGGTGCCCAGGGAAACAGTTAAGCCTGAGTGGTATGAACTGGAGTTGCAACGAAAGGATGAAGCACGAGAGACGCACGAGAGGTCGGAAAGAACCTTTGTGCGGAATGAGTTATGCCGTTGCTGGTCAGGTGAGAGAGGTCAGGGTATAACTAGGCTGGTGGGGACGACCATAGAAGCGGCTGGGGAATATGCGTTAGTATTGTACTTCTCAGGCCAAGAATTTGTCTTCGTCCAAACAGTAGGCGAAGACCGTTGGGTGTCCAAGACCTATACGCGCCAGAGCGCATATGATGCGCATGAGGCAGGTCGGATAGCTTGGGTACTCCACGAAAAGGTTCCGACTGACACGTAGAGTGTGGTAGAGTCTGCTCACTCCTCCTGCGCCTTCTGTCAGCCGGGGTCCCCGGTGTGTGGTCCTGCAACAACAGGGTTGCCATCGGGGACTTTATTTTACCCGGAGCAAAAAATCATGTTGGTCAAATGCAGAAAATGTAAGAATGAAGAGTTCGTTCAGCTGCATAAGGACGGTTACGAGGTGATTTACGGGACTTGTTCCAAGTGTATGAACTGGGTTAGGAAGTTTAAAGTCCCGGGTCCACCTAAGCTTAAGACCCTTAGGGTTCATCTCATAGCCCACGTGGTGAAACGGTAGACACAACGGACTTAAAATCCGTTGG